ACCTTCAACGACTAAACCACTCTTAATTTTAAAATCTTTATTTACTGTTGCCATTTTTTATATCTCCTTAGTTATGCCTTAAGTCCAATTCGTGCGTAACGAACTGTGACTGGCTTGATCGCATTATCTGGAGTGACTGTAATAGCCACGGTATTTCCAGTGCGAGAGACATTAATGGTGCCAATATTCCCATCATTGTCGATAGTTCCGTACTCGCTGACTGATACGTTTGTACCGTCAACAAGAATAGTTAATTCAGTTGCATAGAACTTGTTGTCCCCTGCAGTAGTCTTTGATATTGAAACAATATACTTGACCATGCGCCAGACTGTGGCATCAAAACTGTCAATTACAGTTACGTTCTCAATGCCATTTATTGTATTTTCATTGTTACCTGAAGAACCCAGATCTGTTGCTTGGGCTGCTGCGGTGTCAATTAGATCTACGTAATTTTCTTGAGTAGGTCTGTCTCCTGTTTGAAACAGGGCCTTTACGTTTGAAATTGATATTTTAGCCATGTGGTAATTATAACACCCCTTTTAATAAGATTATTAGAGAATATAGTTGCTATAGCCAATTACCTGTAATGGAATTGGAGCAGGATTTGTTTTTGAATATCCAAAAACACTTACATTAATAAACTGTACTCTAAAAGGTAAAACCTCTTGAACTCTTGCTTTTGGCTGCAGATGATCTATTCGAACTCGTCTTAAATCAAGTTCCTGTACTTGTGCATGTGCTAATTGGTGTGTTGGCATTACTGTGTTACGTCTTCAATAATAACCATTGACCCTTTGGCTACCGTCCAGACTCTGCCTTCTGATAGAAGTTCTGTGAGTTGGATATCGAAGATATCTCCTGTCTGAAGAAGTTCAGATTGTGAGGATGTAAGATTTACAGTAAAACTTCCCTCTGTATCTTGAAACTCAATTGGCTGAGGGGACAAAGAAAGAACAAGAGTTGCATTACGACGAATGTCCATTTTAACTTGCCAGTCTTCAAGAAGAAGTGGCTCTCTTGCATCGTTAGTTACATAAACACGAAAGGCTGCTGAATCTCCACGAACAACTGTCCAACGAATTTCTGGTGGTGCTGCACCAAGTGCATAAGAGTCTGTTGGTTGATTTCTAAAGGTAGCCATAGTTTATTATATCACGACAAACCGTCTCTGAGTGCTCCCCAGGTACCGTTTCCTTTTGCCTCTACAATGATAATTCCCTCTACTGCTGCATAGGCAACAATGCCAACTGCTGCTGATCCATTTGCTGGTCTAATATTTGTTAGTCCTCCAGATTCCCCTACATATAAAACCTGACCTGCAAGAAAACTTTGAGTATTTACACCTTCCATTACTCCAGCAACTACAACGACTCCATCTGCTCCATTTGCTACAGAATTTTTTAATAATCCAAGAATTGGAGCAGTTGTAGATGGTAATGCTTTTGCAATAGTTGCTTTTGATTTAGCAGGACTATATCCAGTTGTATATACTGGAACTCCTGCACCAATTGTTGCTCCACTGTTATTTGTTACATTAATTTGAAAATATGATACTCCGTATGCTGGTAATATTGCATCAAGGGATTCTGCTAGTTTTTTAAAGTCTCCGTGTACATTTACTGGAGAATTTTCAAGGGGATATTTGACTCCCGTGGCTGAATTTGAGTATGTAGTCATAATAAAATTATTATACACCCAGATTTGACTTTCGGCTCAAAATTATGTTATACTAGGTAGTAACACCTACCAGGGTGTTATTGTTTTCTAAGGAGGAAACTATGATTAAATTTATCGAAAGAAACAAAGAGATCATTAGCACACTCAGTATCGTATTAGTTGTGACTGTATTTTCGAATGCCGCTAATGCTACCCCAGAACTAGATACTAAGAACAATCTTAGCCTGGAACAGGCTCAGACATCGGAACCAGCCTCGAAAGAGGTTTTTTTGGTTTCTAAAGCAAAAAAACTAGAGAGTTTTGAGAACAAGGTTTCTCTGACTGATTTAGAACTAAAGGAACTGCTTTCGCTAGTAGGCTTCAAGGGTAAAGACCTTGTTGTTGCTTGGGCAGTAGCCAAAAAAGAGTCTAATGGGCGACCACTGGCTTTTAATGGCAATCACAAGACTGGTGACTCGTCTTATGGTATGTTCCAAATTAATATGATTGATACCCTTGGTCCTGATCGTAGAACCAAGTTTGATCTTGACTCTAATGCTGAACTATTCAATCCCGTTAAAAACGCAGAGATTGCATATTATATGACCAACGGTGGAGACGACTGGTCTTCTTGGAAAGGCATTACTCCAAGGACCAAATATTGGATGGCTAAATTTCCTAAATAAAATATAATAACTAAAGGCACCTATGGTATAAACTGTAGGTGCTTTTTAGTTTCTTAAAATAAGGTTGATTGCTGCTCTTGGAGCCTTTACAGTCTCAACCTCGTGAGCAAGATTTTTAGGAACAAAGATAAAGTCGCCCTCTACTGCATGGTCTTCATTTTCTAAGTTCTCTCCAGTACGCCAAATCATTTCACCCTTAACTACCCACTGGAACTGATCAACATAATCTCTATGCTTGCTTCCAACAACTCCCCTGTTTTTCATCAAAGATATTAAGCCAAAGTTTCCAGTATAAATGTCTGAGCCATACTCAGAAATAGCCCAAGCAGTTACTGGTTCTAGTTCTGGGATTATTGACATGTAGGCATCTTCTGGATCATATAACTGAAATGCCATCCTTGACCAAAATCTACATTTTAGTCTCATGTCAGAAGATTCGCCTTCAACAAAATCATTTAAAAGATATGACCTATCTGGAAACTTTTTTAAGTCTTGTTCAACATAGTTAGAAGTAACTGATATAAGAGTGTCCCATGAAGGTCTTTTTGGAAACACATTCTTAAAAATATGAATTCTGTTTTCTTTACGCGCTTGATCTACAAGACTCATATCAATTATTGAAGTTTTATTTATTTTTTGCAATAAAGTGTTTTCTTTTATTTTGTCAATATTTTCTTGAATAGTTTTTACTGTTTCTTCTTCAGATAAATCAACAACATTGATATAAGAGTGTTTTACTCCAGCGTAGTCTGCAAACTGCTTGTAATGATATCTGTGATTTGGTACTGCTGATATTTCAAACACACTTGTTTCCTTGTTACCCCAAAAAGAATTAAAAAGCCATGTACCAGAAAGCCCTGCAATGTTTTTTGCAGAACTAAAAATTTTTATCTGCTCAATTAGCGTGTAGTCTTCTGGATAGATAACCGTATATCCGCTATCCTCAAACATCTTTTGAATATACTCATCTTTTTCAGAGTATCTCCATTTAGCAAACCAATACCACTCTTGCTCTTGTTTTGACAAAGACTCCTTATTTGAATATAGTTCAATTTGAGCCTTATGCCTACTGTTGTATCTTTCTCTTGAAACAAATATATTTTCTGTTTTTTTATCGTTAAAAAATTCTTTAAAACTTTCTTTTAAAATATCTATTGCTAAATAGTTATACTTAAAATATTCACTCTGGCCACACGGAAGTTTAGATGGTAGTGATCCTAATGGGCAGTCACAAAAAGGAAAATAAAATAGTGATCTTGTGGCCCCGTTATTTGAATAAAATTCCTGTGGAAAAGTTAGGTTCATGTCAAAAAACATTATAACTTTTTCAAAAAAATAGTTTCCTGTTTCAAGATTAAAAATTTTTTTATTTTTACAGCCAAGGGAGTCCATTTGATCTATTGTTATTTTGTTTTGATTAAATCTTCGTTCGTTTGTTTCATAAAAAAATGGTTTTATATCTTTATACTTTAGTTTCAAAATTTTAAATTGTCCGTAAACATCCATTAAAGAATGACCAAACGCGGCATCTGTGTGAAACAAATAGGTTTCTCCAGGTATTTGTAATGCTGGGCCATCATCATTTCTTATAGAAAAATTATTAATAGATATAGCGTCAAACTCATAATTTAAAAATTTTTCTTGTGTAATTTTGCTACATGATAAATTCATTACCATTTACCTAACGGACATACCGCCTTTTCTATTTTTGTCTTTGCTGGCATTAAACATCCACATTTTTTACATTGCTTGGTTAACTGAATTAGTTCTGGGCAAGACAGACAGATATCGTATCTACTGTTTGCTTTTTCTTCATCTGCTCTGATAGTACTTGGCTTTATAAGATCCCAAGGGCGTGTTTCTCCCAAGTTTTCTTTCCATTGTTCCCAAGGTGACTTTTCTGAATTTTCCATATTATAAGTATACCAGAACAACAAACACTTTGTATTATTCTATAATTTCTGGCTCAAGGAACTTTGGATTACTAGAAAGAACAGCAGTCATTTTATACCCTGCTTCAGTGCTTCTATCGCAGGACAACATAAACTGAACTACATTATTTATAACAAATACAAACTTTCCATATCCCTCAAAATTTTCAACTGGCTTTACATTCTTGCGAATAAAAGGAAATCCCTCAAGTGTTGGATCGTATATATCTCCATTGCTAGGAACTTCCGTCATAGAGGTAATGTCAACAATTGTAGGATTGTTTTCATAAGTAAAGATTTTATTAGCAATTCTTTCATTTTTTGGAGTTCCATCATCATTGAGAGGAACTAATTCAAATGGGACTATGTCTTCCCCTACTTGTAAACTATATGACTTTTTCATTATTTAATCTCCTTAGTTTTATGTATATAACTTATTATACCTTAACAATCGCATCCTGTATAGTCACCGCAACTGTCGTACTCACATGAACAACACGGGGTGTTCTGGTAGCAGTTTACTGTACATCCAGCGCATGGGAATACATAGGTATAAGTTCCATTAGGAACACAGGCTGGAGTTACTGCAGGTGTTACTGCTGGTGTTACTGCAGGTGTTACTGCTGGAGTTACTGCAGGTGTTACTGCTGGTGTTACTGCAGGTGTTACTGCGGGTGTTACTGCAGGTGTTACTGCTGCTGGAGCGGTATACACATAGAAAGTTAATCCAGCATTCCAACCAAAGTTACATTGGCTAGTATCAAATCCTGGCGCTGGTTCTTGTTCTTTTACTCTTCCATTGTTTTGTGCTGTGGCACCTTCTGCTGTTTCATATGTATACTCATAAGCAATTTTTCTTTCATAAAGTGCTGCTGCTGCTTCTGAGGATGTCATTCCAATAACGTTAGGCATGATTCCACAATTTGCTGGTGGTGGTGTTACTGCAGGTGTTACTGCTGGTGTTACTGCAGGTGTTACTGCTGGTGTTACTGCAGGGGTAACTGCAGGTGTTACTGCAGGAGCAACATAATTATAAATAGTTAAACCAGATTGATAAACAAAACCACAACCAACATCTGTTCCTGCTGGTGGGTCTTGTGCAACAACACGTTGATTATTTTCAGCAGTCGCTCCTCCAGCATTATCTATATAGTATGTAAATTCATATTGAATTTGTTGAGCAACAATTGCGGCAGATGCTTCCGAGTTTGTCATTCCAATAACGTTAGGCATGATTCCACAAGTTGGTGTTACTACTGGTGTTACAGCAGGAGTTACTGCAGGTGTTACTGCTGGTGTTACTGCAGGGGTAACTGCAGGTGTTACTGCAGGGGTTACTGCAGGTGTTACTGCAGGTGTTACAGCAGGGGTAACTGCAGGTGTTACAGCAGGGGTAACTGCTGGTGTTACTGCAGGTGTTACTGCAGGGGTGACAACAGCACCTTCGTAAACGTCTCCATAAAAAATCCAAGTATCTGTTGCAACTTTTAACAATGTTCCTTTGCTATACTGTCCATCTAAAAATAATTGTGAGTTTTTGCTTCCAACATTAACTCCAGACCCTGCAGATAAAGTTGTTCTTCCTGATCCAATTTCAATGATATTAAAATGATATCCAATTGGAATAGCAACTGAAGAATTTGACGGTATAGTTAAAGTCATTGGTGAAGAAGTATTAAGAAGAATAGTCTTGTTAGCATCTTCTAGGGCTAATGTAAAACTAGATACTTTTGTAATTGTTTCTGTTGAATTTGCCACGTAAGACTTTGTTGCAACTGTGTTATCAATGTCAAATCTTCCATCTACAGAGTTCCAGTCAATTCCAGTACCAGCAAGTAAGGGCAGATCGTCTATAGAGTTGTCAATTTTAGTATTTAGAGCATTTAGGTATCCTGCAACTGACTTAGGATTAATTGCATTGGCGTTTGCTGGGATTATTGCCTTGCCATTACTATCAACTGCTCCATAATGATAAAGCCTTAAAGCCTCCTGAATATCTGCTGCATCTTCATAGCCAGGAATAAGGGTGGGGTATTGCAAAGTGCCATTTTGCGTATCGTCAATATATTCAGCAGCCATTACATATCACCATCTTAGATTATACCACCGTAATTAGGAAGTGAACCGTATAAGTTCCGCTAAGCCCTGCCCAGGCACTTCCTGAAAACTCAGCAGCGCTTACGCTTACTGGTAATACCAAGTCTCCAGTTACTGCCTCAATAGTAATTGGCTTTACTACTATTGAATGAGCAACTGGTTTTGTTGAATTTGAAAAAGTGCATTGAATATTAAATTTTGACTCGTCAATTCCGCTAAGAATACTTGTTTGTAAAATACTAGAAATATTAAACTCTACATCTGTAGATAAACCATTGGTAAAAGATACTGTACGATTTGCCCCAAACTTGTCTGTAATAAGTGGCCCAAGAAAAACCCATGTATTAACTCCCGCTTCATTTAAATACTGGTACATCCCAAGATAGTCAGAGTCTCCTACCTGAAGATTTATATATATATCAAGAAGTTGTAGGGTTTGAGAGTGTGTTACTGTTTCTGGATGTCCATAGCCCACTAAGAAAAGGTTTCCTCTATCTCCTTGTGGACCAAAATCAACTTCAACATTAACATTGGCTGTGCCACCAATAACTTTTACATCGTCAGTTGATACAAAAACTTCTGTCATGCTGCTGTCCATTTAGCATAAAGTGTAACTGGCCCATATGGATGTGGTGGGGCGTAAGATCCATTTGTAACCTGTACTCCAGAACCTGCAGGACCAGTAAACCATCCGCCAAATGTATACCCCGTTCTAATTGGTGCTGTTGTTGGAATTGATGCAATTGTTAATTGTGGAATATAAGATGTTGAGCCTCCAACTTGGCTTGTTGTTGCACTTTGATTATCATAAATAATTGTTGGGGAGTTCCATTTAGGATAAAGTTTTATATCTTGCGACCCAAAAGATACGGTGTCTCCTGCAGCATAAACAGTTCCAGTACCATCTGAAGATTTTGTCCATCCAGCAAAAGTATATCCAACTCTTGCAAGTGTTCCATTATTTGCAATAGTAACACTTTGATTTGGAAGGTATCCAGTACTATTTGTTGGAACAACTCCGCTTGTTGCATTTGTATTATGATAAATAATTCTGTATGTTGGAATTGCTCTATTTGGAGTTCCAATGTCTTGGGTTATATCATCTGTAACTGAAATTGATCCAGTAATAAGCGTAAAGACTTTATCGTAGGTATCTGCACCTTGGGAATAAACTTGAACGTCATAAACATATGTCTTTGACGCATCCATCAGTCTTGCATTTTCAGGAGTAATTGCACAGACTACGTGTGTTCCGTCATTTGATATTCTTGCGCTTGCATTAATATGACCCAAGGCTAATCCTGCGTCTCCACGGGCTTGGGCAATTGTAAATGTAGAGTTGCTGTAGTCATTTAAATAAAATATTGATCCATCAGTCTTTTGTGGGTATACTTTAAACTCATGGGTGTCGCCCTTGTAGTAGTTTATATTGAGTTCGCCTGGAAATGCCATAGTTTTATTATACCACGCTGACATATACAGAATTGAAGATTACTGATGCATCAAAGTCTGTTCTTATCTGTGGGACTGCTCCATTACCCCACATAGCAGTATTTTCAATAAATATTTGCTGGGTAATAGAAAGATTATAGGTGTTTTGATATTTTAATGATCCTACAAACTGGACAAACTCCTGATCATTGCTTGCAAAATATGTTCTTAGCCAAACCTCTGTGTTTGAGGTATATGTTGTTAGTTCAAAGTTGTATGTTATGAATACTTGAGAGCCTTCTTTTATACCGTGGAAGTTTAGGGCTCTTTGATGGCTATTCCAAAGACTGGTGCATCCGCTTGGAAGATATTTCTCGTTTTGGGTTTTATCTTTTGTGTCTAACATAAGAGTTACCCAGCCATCGTCTCCTTGAGAGATACCAAGTTTTGTTGGTTTTTCAATAGTGTTTGTATATGAGGCCCATCCTGCCTGTTGGCCTGAAGAAGATAAAGAACTTTGTCCTGCTGGACCACGATCTCCTCTGGCACCAGGATCTCCCTTTGGTCCTGGCAATCCTTGTTCGCCATCTCTACCATCTCTACCTGCAGGTCCTTGTGGTCCGACTGGGCCAGGAACTGGGAGAAATGAAAGAGCATTATCTACAGTAGGAGATGCCTGACTTTGTTCTACTTGTGCAGCATAAGAAGATTTTTTTGCACCTGGAAAATCCATAGATTTAGAAACGGCCATAGGTACATTATCTCACGGTATTAAGTCAGTGGATCTATAGATGTAATGATTCCATTAGTAACTGTAACAATTTTAGAGTCTGATGTTTGGAATGTTCCTGTTGCTCCCGTTGGTAAATCTCCAAGGGTTGCAACAACCTTGTCTTCGACTGCATAAGTTGAAGTCCTATTGCTATTGACTGAAGCGCCAAGATAAGTATTAATATTGAATGATGATGGCACTACATTTGAGACAATGTTAACTTCAGGTGCAACAATGTCTACTTTTCCATCTGCAGTTTGCAGAATTATATTTGCATCGTTAGCATATAGACCAAGATCATTATCACCTGAATTTATAAGTCCCAAAACTTTAAGGGCACCAAAATTAGTAGGTCCATACAAAGTTCCATCTTCAGCAAACACATCAGTTCCTGGTTCACCCTTTTCTGCAACTAAAAGCCAACCATTTGTTGGTGGTGCGTATGATGAAAATTGTCCATTAGGATGATAGTAAGTCGATCCTTCAAACTCAACTAAAGATCCAGGACCATAGTCAACTCCATTTACCCATGGACCAGTAAAATTCCAAAGTGCATCTGCACCATTTGTACCATTTGTCCCGTTTGTACCATCTGCACCTTTAGGAATCCAAACTTCCCACTGTGCAGTGTTTCCAACTGGATCTCCAAGTTGTCCACTTGCTTTAGCAAGATAGAGTTGTCCGTCTGATCCTCTAACTACTGCAATGTCTGGTACATAACCAGAAGATGGATTGTAGTTTCCTAAATAGAAAATTCCAAATCCTGCACCTGGGGCGCCATCTGCACCATTAGTTCCATTTGTACCATTAGTTCCATTTGTACCATTTTCACCCTTTGATGCAATTAAATCAAACTTTGCAGTGACAGTTGGAAGTGTTCCAGCAGTTGTAACTGACTTTGTATAATAAAGTTGTCCTTGGTATGTTACTAAATCTCCAACTGCATAAGCAGCAGCAGGGTTCCATGCACCTTGATATGACCATACTGCATTTGTACCTGGGGCTCCTTGTAAACCTCTTTCGCCTTGGGGACCTCTAGGACCTGGTGCTCCTTCGTCTCCCTTGTCTCCAACTGCGCCTGGCATTGGAACAATCTTAATAACTGCCATTATAGTGTACCCCCTGGTGTAATGTCGCCTAATACATGAATGGTTCCAATTACAGGAGTCCAAACGGTATCTTCGATTAGTTCTGGAATAGTTACTTGAACATCAAATGGTAGTTCTGCAACTGTTCTTAAATATTTTAATCCCCAATTTTTTGTAACTGAAGGATAAGCCTTTATATCAACAAACCCTGGACCAGGCTCACATTCAAGAGCATCTAGAACATCTCCAGACTGGTCATAAGCGGTTGCCCTAAAAATCCATCCTTCTGTATCATAAAAATCTACCTCATTGGTCTGTAAAAACTCAACACGTAAAGAGCCAGTATCTCCCCTGACTACACGCCATTGGATGATTACTGGATCAGCACCAAATATTTCTGGGGAGCAAGTAGGCATAACTAGATTATACCATAAAAAAAGACTAGTACTCAGGCTGGTGGGTATGAGAGACAAACCAGAGTACTAGTCAGATTAAAGTATATCATATCAGTACAATTTGGACAGTGATATTTAAAGTTATCAAATTGTTATAATAGGTAATGTCCGTTTTGTCTATTAAGTAATAGATTGTCAGAAGTGGGATGGTGTATACTTAAAATATATAAGAAAGAAGAACTATATCTAAGGTTTGTATTTACAAGATATCTTTATATATAGTATATAGGAAGTTTATTTATTAGAAGAAGAAATATGCTCAATTAAAATTTTATACATTTCATCAAGTTTCTTCTCTTGACGATCTCGTGAAATTACAGAATCAACTCTCTGATCCTCTAAAGCACCTTCAAGTCTTGAAATTTGATCCTTTATCGATGATCCAGAATTCGGTTTAAGTTCGCTTAAATATGTTTGACAAGCCACTTGATAGCAAAGGCTATTGATGATACAATTGTAAGTATGGCTACTATAAGGGAAGCCCAGTCTTGGATTGTCATAACTGTATTATTATAAGGGGTATTTTGTAAAAATGAAAACAGCCATACTCAAAACACTTGAGCATTCTAAGAATTTGATTATATCCCCAGATATGGATGGCTTTATGACCGCAAAATTATTAGAGCGTTTTAACGGTTCGAAAATAGTGGGTTCATATGATAAAAATATTTTATGTCTCGCCGACGGGATCAATGCCGAAGAATGTTTGTTCGTCGATTGCGATATGAATCGAGAAGAGTTTGTTTCTCTTGGAAATCATATGCGTTTAATTCGAGACGGTATGTCGAGCAAATCTTTTAACCCTAATGTGCATTTCGGAGTGGAGACATATAGCGACAAGTTTCCCTATGCAACCGCTTTTTTGATTTCGTTCGCAACAGAGGTTGATCTCTCCGAACAAGACCTTATACGCATGGCTTTCGCTGACTCAACTCTAAAGAACATGGAGAAATACAGCGAGAACATGCGAAACTGGTCTACACGGATGGATCATTCTGCAGTAAAGTACATTACAGACAATTCGGACATTGCTAGAAGAAATGATGCACAAGCAAGATTTGATTATGTAGACCAATCATTTACATCTAAACGATACGGCAAGCAAAGATACCTGGATACCCTTAATAACGCCCTACAAGGCCAGGAGATGGCCTTTGAGCCACTAGTCCAGGGTATGAAGTATGTATGTGACAAAGTTGGCAAAGAAACCCTTATAAGGTATAATAGAGATATCATCTCTTATGCAGAAATATTTACAGGGGAGTACTCTGTAACTTACGATCAAGAAAAGGAATGGGCATGACAAAAGAAGAAGCAATCAAGATAATGCTAGATAGCATTAATTCAGATAATCTGGTACTAGGGGTTCAATCTGGTTTAACAGAAGAAAATGTAAAGTCACAAATTGAGCAAAGCCAAGCAAGTCTTTCATTTATGATGGGAAATATATACGATAAGTTGAAGGATGCTGGGGCGATTGCCTAAGTTTTATTACAAACCAATTTTGGACAAAGTCCAAGAAGCGTATTTGGCTAATGCCCAAAAAGATTACCAAACCAATACCGACATAGAGTCAAAGGTTGTACTTGTTATTGAAGCAGATAGTGAGTCAGAGGCAGATGCTGCTCGTATAGGGTTTATAGATATACGTATGTGGGAGTTATATCAAGTAGAAGACTGATGTCTGCATACCGTCGAAAATTTACAAACCTTTTATTCGGATTTGCAAGAACAGTCAGAGCAACAGGTTTCTGAAAATAATTTTACAGCCAGGTTAGGTTCTTCTGGTCTACCCAGATCTTCCCAAAACTTTTCTCTTCCCATGTTGTCTGTTTCTGACATGGGTTTTGATTCAGTTTGGAATTCTATGTCCCAGGCGTTTTCAAAATTGTCTAGGATACCCATTTTATTCCTCTGAGGGTTTTGAACTATGTGAATTAGTGCATGAGCATGTGTCACAGCACAGAACTAGTTTAGTTGTTTCTTCAGTCATGGATCAATTATAGCATAAATCTGAAAAATTATTTTTTGTTCGAAATAGGAAAAGTTCCATTACGCTGTGCATCAAGGATATTTGCTTGCTGTGTGTCATATCTTAGGTTTTCTAGCCTATTGTCTGTTTTAATATCATTAAAGTGACAAACCACAAAGCCATCTTCTCTCAAACCTAGAAAAGTTTGTGTTACTACTGTATGAATACGGATATTGTGTCTTTTTTTATTTATATCAGATAAGCATAGTTGCATGTACCCTGAAGGATCAGGACGACCTTTTATGATGGTTGGATTTTGACTTAATGGTCTATTCATTCCAGCACTTATTGCAGATTTAGATACCTTGCCATATTTTTGTTTATATGTTCGTACCCTGCCAAGGTTAGATACTTCATACCCCTCAAATTTTAAAATCTGATTTTTCTTTTTAATTTGTGTTATTGGTTTCCAAATTTCATTTTCCATATACCAATTATAGCACACTATCCATTTCAGATACTTTCTGATATTTTTGTAGTTATGTATGATGCAGGATTTTAAAAGGTGGGGGGTAAAACTATAGTGGGCCCATCGGCGCCAAAAATTTTTGATGTTAATTTATTCTGTTAATGTTTTTTATTTTAATTTAATTTAGTAGGAGGCACCAGTAATTTATTTAACTACTGGCACCTGCCTAATAAATACTACTAGGTGGTGCTAACTAGATTTACTTAGTATAGGTACCACCTTGCGATCTACCCAAGCCTTCATTTTTTCAGTGTCTTTGGCTTGCTTTAGGTCAATGCTAGTGATACCTAAATCTCTAACTACCTTGCTAGTTTCTACTACAATAGTTTTAGCAAATGCAACACCTAATAGTTTTAATCCTACAGGAATAGCAACTACTGCACCTATTGTTAGCACTAGAATAATAATAGCCATAAAGATAAGTGAGTATTGAACTATGTTAGCAAACCACTCAAATGGTGCAGAAATAAAATCAAACATAAATCTCCTTAGTCAGATGTAGTGAGTGTTGATGTAGGGGTAAGTGAGTCTAGGTAATCTTGGCGTACCTTAGACATAACTCTATCTATCTGTGCATAAGCGTTAGCACACTTATAGCAATAGGTCTCTGTGTTGATACCTAGCATAAAGGCATCTGTTCCACTATAAACCAATTCTGTTGATTCACAGTTAATTACCTTGCATGTATTTGTATTCATTTATTTATCTCTTTTCTTTAGTGCATGAACATGGGTTGATTGTTATTTGTTTACCTTTTTGGGTAACGATTGCAAGCGTGTTGCAAGATGAACATAAGTATAAGTGCATTAGAATTCACTCTTATCTAACATAGTAGGGATTAGTACAATTATAGCGCATAGCACTGACAAGGCTAGGACAATAAGGGGTAGGCTCATAATTAGTTATCCTCTCTAGTGAGGATAAAATCACGATTGTGCTTATTTAACTCAAAAATAGCACCATTAGAACAGATAACACGCATAGCGCTACCATTCCACTTTCTAATTTTAACAATGACCCCTGATTTAACAAGGTTCATAGATGTAGGTAGGGTTATTGTATCTCCTACCTCAATGTTAGAGTAGTTACTTAATGTAGTCATTTATAGACCACCTTTCTTTTAATTTGATTAGACTTTCTAATCTCTTTCCTTGCCTAGTGTTATTTGCTCTTATTTGCTACGCTCACCCTATTGCTAGGTTTATTTGGTAGGCTCAGAGGCTCAACTAGGATTTATCCTTATTTAATTTTTCTTACTATGTAAGTGTAACATAAAAATGTCATACTGTCTAGTATACTCACTAGTAGTCTCACTATGTGGAGCGTGTACTATGTGATTTAGGTCACTTATTTGCTAGGCT